TTCGCCAGCCTGATTGTCGAAGGTTGTCGGGCCGCCTTCATTCTTCAGTGCCGCAAGGCCGAGGTAGCGCATCGAGGCGGTGCGCTCGACGGACATGAACGACTTATCGACCTTGAAGATCTTTGGATAAATCCGATCCAGATCCTTGTATTGGCCCGCGACTTTCCGTAAACCCGGAAACAACAAATCATACGCTTGCGCGACGGAGATTGCCATAATTATGCCTCCTTTGCGACAATATTTAGCCGCAATTTGCGGTGACGACGCAAATATTCAACACCGCGCAGCAGAAGGGATTCATCATCGTCACAGATGCCGAGAAGGCGATTGCACCTGTCACAGAGCAATTCGCGCACTGCCTGGGCACGATGATCGTGATCGACACCTAAAAGCGCTGGGCGTTCGGTCCCACGCTGTCGACGCCGTTCGGGCTCCGCGCACATCGCACAGAGACCATTCTGCGCCGCATACATCCGATCGTAATCGGCCCGAGTTAGCCCGTACCGCTTTAGCAGCCCATACTTGTAGTGAATGAACCGGGAGACTTTCCCATATTCATCGTAGCGCTCTTCTTCGCGCACTCGCAGATTGGCGAGGCGCAGATCGCGCTCATCGCCATTGAGAGCATAGACGTTGCGAAAATCGGCGCTGCCAGTGCCTAATGCCCAAGCAAGTCGCGCTCCAGTGGGCCTTAGCCGTCCAATCTGGACGCGTCCCTTGGTTCCCGGCCGCATCTCGATGCCCGTCTTCTTGTCGAGCATCCTGCCGGTCTCGGGATCATAATCGATGGCCGCCTGCAAGATTGCGAGGTCAGCCGAAGTTATGGGCCTCGCTTTCATCTCAGTTGCCGATGGTCGCGCTGCCGCTAACTGCGCGGAACGTTTGCTGATTGAACGTCACGTAGGCCCAGTTATAGGCCGTCGTGATGTCGGCCCCCGGCGTCCCAGGAGGATCGCGCACGAGGTCGACGATCTTGAAGGGATAGGCGAGGTTGGTGCCCGTCGGTGGGGAGGCAGTCGGCGCATTGGTGGTGATGTCAAGCATCGCGCCAGAGCGGCCAGTCGCGGTGCTGCCGGTCCCGTTCACGTAAGTCGCCAATAGGCCCACCATGGCCTGGGTCACTATGCCGTTGGCCTGGACCCTAAAGACGGTTTCGGGGTCGTCGATGACTTTGGCCCAGACATCGAAGCCGCTGCCGGAATTGACGGCGTCAGCGCCTCCGCCGGTCCACATCATGTTGGGAATCCACTTCTTCTGGCTGATCGACATGTATTCGCAGCCAATGAAGATGCCGCAGACGTTCGGGCCGCCGCCCGAGCCGATCGCGGCTGGGGTGCCCTGAGTGACGTAGCCAGCGAGGCTGATGACGGGGTCGCCAAAAAAGAGGGACGTCCCGTAGGTCGGAGAAATGTATCTCCGCGAATTCTGATAGTTGGGGGCGGCTCCGAGTCGGTGCGACTCAGCGAAGCCAAAAGGCGCATTCGGGTTGGCCATGGGCGTGACGATCCCTTGCAACGGGTTGCACAGGTTTCGTCAGCACCGAGCGCCGGCCGCCGACTGTGGACTCAAAGTGAGGATTACGAGCGCCGCCGTCCTCACCTACTGCCTATTCGGGGATGCCATGGGGCCGACAGTGTTCCCCAACCGAGGGAGCGTTCTTCGATGCGCGTCGCGTGGCCCCGTCCCGGGTGGGGCTTCCACGAGCTTCGCCTCGCTGGTACGCACCTGATCGGTGGCTTCCCTAATCTCGCGCATCCGGCGCCGATCTGTCAAGTCGGCCCTTGTCGCTGTACGATTACGATCGTACAAGCCCCCGGATTAGTCGGGGATTCCGATTGGCCCGACAGTGTTCCCCAGCCGAGGCATCGTTCTTCGGTTTGCGTCGCGTGGCCCCGTCCCGGGTGGGGCTTCCGCAAGCTTGCTCTCCGAAACACGCACCTGATCGGTGGCCTTCCTAATTTCGCGCAACCGGCGGCGTTCAGTGAGTTCTCGGGGTCGCTCCATTAGCATCAGGCCGTCAATAATCACCGCCTGATCTTTGTACTCCGGCCAAAGCAAGTGTCTGTGCCGGTCTGCGGGGACTGGAGCCCAGCCGTTTCGCAGCAAACTCGTCGTATAGTGCGGAAATTCTTTGTTGAAGACCGTATAAGTTTTCCACTCATACGACCAACCGGGGGGCGCTTCGACGGCGAATCGATCGCGATAATCGTCGCTGTCGCCCTCCATCTCGAAGTCGCCCATCGACATGCGCAATTCCGCCATCCTGCGCCGCGCACGGTCTTCGTGGTCGACTTGCTCCTGGCGCTGTTGATGCAGCGCCTCCTCCTGCGGATCGAAATGGGGCAGCGGAGCGCCTTCCGCCGGAGGACCGTTGAGGCGAAAGCCGGGGTGAAATGAGTCGCTCAACGGGCGCCTGCTCCGTAGTTGCCGTACGAACCGCCGATGCGGCCGCGGTCTTGCGCGTTGAGGAATTCGGACGCGTACTCTTCGTCGGACATGCCCAAGACGTCGCGCGCGTGGTGGCGCTGATCAGGCGTCAGGGAGACCGCGGTGCCGCGGCGATAGCCGGTGCGCAGGCTTGGGGCCTCGGAGCGCGCTGGCGCAGCCAACATGCGCTGAGGAACGGGCAGCCGCTGATCGCGACGGGTCGCGCCTTGGGGCGGCGCCATGCGGTTGGCCTGGGACAATTGGTCCTCCAATGCATCGAAATAGGCGTCCGTCTCGGCTACGAGGCCGAGCGTGTTCGTGACGAACGAGTGCGCGCCGTCGACCGCGTCGATCGACCTCTTGTCCCTCACCAACTCGGGGTGCGCGCGAATCCACTGCGCGCTCTTCGGGAAGCCGGTGTTATCGAGGTGGCCAGCGAGCGCATTCACGTTGCGCTGCATAAGCTGCATCGGATCGTTGGTGGGTCGCTGCGGGTAGCTGCCCGGCTGCGGGCCGCGGGGCCGCGTATCCTGCGGGGCGTTCGCGACGCCCTCGCGCATCTCCATGAGCCGCAAAAGGTTGGAGCGCGCGTCGGAGATCGCGATCTGCGCCCGCGAAGCCATGGCGTGATCGCCGCGGTCGAGCGCGCTCTGGAAGATCTGCCGCGCCTGCTCGGACTCTTTGTTCGCGGCGTCGATCGCCGACTCGATCATCGAGACGTTCGACTGGTTGAGCCCACGCTCAGCCTGTATGCGGCCCTGATACTCGGCGTTCGCCGCGGCCGTCGCTCGCGCCGTCGCCTGTTGCTGGAACGCAAGCTGCCGCTTGAGCTCCGCCGTGCCTTCGTCCTCCGGCCCAGGCTCGGGGCTCGCCCGCATCGGCGTGTCGCCCAGCGTCTGCGCGGTCCCCTCGTGCGTCTGGCGGTTGCCTTTGCGCACCGGCTCGTCGCCAACGATGACGGTCTTCGCCTCCAGGCGCTCTTCCGGCGCGAGTTCGTCCCGAAGCTGGCTGGACTCCTGCCGCGGCGGCTCGTCCTCCATCAGAGAGCCGAAAGGGGTTTGCTGTTCGGGATCGTCGGACTGTCGAAGCGTTGGCATGGTCATTCCCTGAAATGACTAAAATACGGCGTCCGGATGGTTTATTCTTGCCCTTATATTTGAGTCGGGGATCAGGCGGCACTCGCGGTCGCCGACCATGACCTTGAGGCCGTCGCTGGCGCGGAAAACGACCCAATCGTCGGCATCAGCGCGCATTCCGGAGAATTGGCGCGTCGGATAGTCGCGGAGGTCGTCGATGAAGGCGCGCGGGCCGAGTTTCAGGACGAGCCCGACCTTGCCTTGATACCTGTCGTCGTCGACCACATCCTCGGGGACTTCCAGACCGAAATGAGTCCGCGTCGCCGGGCGGATGTAGAGGCCCACGAGGAGGTAGAAGCCCCACAACTCGATGTTGTCGAGTTCGTTCTTATGGGTGTGCCGGTTGACACAGCTTTCCCAGATGACCTGTTTCGGGTCATCGACGTGGATGGTCTCGACTCTATGATGCAAAAGGAGACCCTCTGTTGTCGTCGGCGAGGTTGATTTCTTGGAGCCAGCGAAGGACGTCGTTCAGGCCCGTGAGGTAGCCGGCCTGGAACTTGTAGGCGCCGAAGTCCGCGCAGTTGCCCGCAACCATGGTCGGCAGCCGGGCGGCTTGCTGTTCCTGCACGCGCTTCACGAGTTGGCGGCCGAGTTCGAACGAGGTGG